GCATCATGCGCCCTTTAATTGTTGTTTTAATTGATTGTCTGCATCGGCTCCCAATCTTGGAAAGTAAAGCCATAACTTTCCTCCCCGGTCTTTCCTGCCTCCCAATCGGATAAAATCATTTTGTCGATCACGCAACCGTAATATGCTACGCGCTCCGCGCCGATTGCGTCCGGATCATTTACATTTGAAATGATTGTGTGTGTCGGTGTCTTTCCTGCCTTGACAACCTTATTTACCTTATTCATTACAAAACTGTTGATTTTGTGTAACTTCAATTCGCCCTTTGGCTCTAACCCTGTTACTTTCTGACCGTCTACCAAATTTTGGCATTGTGAAATTGCTGTTTTCTTTAAAGTTACCTCTGCTTTGCAAGCTGTGACCTGCGCTAAATATTCGCCGTCAAACCACACTTCGCCCCATGTTCCATTTATAACCTGCTCCGGTCTAAAACCTTTCATGTTCTTTTACCCTTCCTTTCTGCCTTAGATATAAATAGGCATTTTAATATCTTCGATCGCATCTAAGATTTTTACATTTCCTGTTAAAAATACAAACGCGCCTGTGTCTGCTGTTATAATTTCCTCGTCGCTACATTCGTCAACGTCTTTTACGGTTCCGTCGTCGAGTGTTGCCTGCAGTCCTTTACCTTTTAAATACTCTCTGATCGCGTCCGCATCTAATCCAACCGAATAGCTACTTACAATACCGTCGCGCTGCAACTGTGCAAAATAGCTACTAATTGCCGATAACAGCAGGCATTTATTGGAATATGAATTTGCGTATTTTCCTAAATAACTATCCTGTGCCGTTTTGGTAATATCGTCGTTTATCATATCCATAGCCTCGACAATTTTAATTTTCTTGAAACTGTCGCCCTTGCCGTCTACTGTTGTTACGAAACTATTAACACCTCTTGCAACTTTTACCTTCTCACCGTCATAAAAAACAATAAATTCCCCTTTATCTACCGGCGTATCAATATCAGTAAGCCGCGTACAATCCGATAATTCAGAAAGTGGCGCGTATGTGCAAGCAATCGTCATAGGTGTACCGGCGATTAGTCCGGCAATTCTCGCGCAATACTGTTCTGCTGTGTATTTCGTATCAACTGTTGTTTTTGTTCCATTCTTCGCGGTTACGGTTTCCGTTTTTACTGCCGTTTCTGTTGTGTAGTTGATAATACCTTCGTTATCTGCCGCCGTATTTGGTAATACCGCTTTGATCTTCTTTTTCTTAACGTCGCGCATGGTTTTAACCCATGTTGCAACTTCCTGTGCCTTCTGATCGGTTTCAACTGTCGGAATAGCCAAATAATTAAATTTGATTGTTTCCGATGCTTCCATAGCCTTTTTATAGCCCGCGTCGATCGCCGCTTTTTCTGCGTCGTCTGCAATTCCCATGCAATACACAATTACCTTCTTCGGGGCATTTGTGTAGCCAATCATTGCAAGTTTGATCTGTTCTACCGTTGCATCTTTTAAGCTGTCCGGTATGTCTTTCTCTGTTACAACCGTAACCGGATTTACCGCCGGTGCTGCTAATGTGTCTTTTACCCATAACATCACGATCCCGCGCTCGCCTCTTGTTACTGCTGTCATTGCTTTTTCTATAAAGCTAATTGTTATACTTGGTGCGCCCATTTTAAACCTCCTTAACCTTGCGTTACTTTTACGCCTAATCCTTCCGCTATCGGCGCGGTTTCTTCTCTCTGCGTGTTTTCCTTGTAATCAATTTGGATATTTATTTGTAAAATATCTTGATACTCGCCGATGTAATCATGCGTAAATTCTCCAACTGTCAATTTTCGATTTTCAACAAAAAAAATCAGCCCGAAAAGGTCTTTTATTTCGTCTACCTTTTCAAGCTGATCTAATTCGTTCTTTTCCTTTTGGAAATATGTTATTTTAACTGTAAAACCGCCTTTTGCAAAATTTTTTGTTTCTGCGCTGCTGCCTCGATCTAAAATTTCCGTAAAGAAACAAGGGGCGGCGTACCCCTCTTTTATTTCTTTTCCGTAAATTCTGTAATTGGGCGGCGCATATTTTTTGCTTAAAAGTTCGTTTATTGCTTTTTTTATATCTACGTTTTTAATTCAAATCGCCCTCCTTTAATATTTCGTCTATCATTTCTTCAAACCGTTGCGGTACTATGTTCTCGTACTCGTTTCTTGTTTTTTCCATGATATGTTTACCGGGAACAAAACCAACGATCCTACCGCCCCTTACAAGGTTATGACCGTTTTCTATTAAATGAAAATGCCTTGCGCTATTCCACACTAAAGCCGTTGCGCCTACATTTTCCTCTATAACTTTTGTTCCCCATTTTCTTTTAATCGCTTTGTTTTTTTCGCTGCCGGTTCTCTCATGCGGCTTTAATTCTGAATTGGCGCGCTTTTTTGCAGCGTTTTTAAAATCTTTTCCAATTCCTTTTAGTGTTTCTTTTGCTTTCTCCGGTGCCGTCTGAATTGCTTTCGTTAAATCTCTTTCCAATTCCTCTAAGCCCTCGATCTCAAAATCAAGCCCCGCCGCCATAGCATCGCCTCCAAAATAAAAAGCTACCGCATTGCTGCGATAGCCTTCTTGTTATTGTATTTCCTCGATGCTGCCATTATCCATATTAACAGAATACTCTTTTAGTAATGTTCCGCTAAATAACAGTTTTGCATCGTGTTCCTCTCCGTCCACATAATCGTATATGCTTACGTCTAGCGTGTTGCCTATGACAGATATTTTTGTTGTTGTTTTGTAGTTAAAGTTTACGATTGCATGAATTTCTTTATCGTCTTTGAAATATTCCTTGTAATAGCTTAACGCATATTCTTGAATATCTACATTTTCCGCAATAGTCGAAATTCTCCAATTTCCGGTAACATCGTTTCGCACATCTGAAACGCTAAAATACGCGCCTATATCATCAATGTTTTTTCCTGCTGCCGGTTCCTCTGCCTTTTCTGTCGGTTCCTGTTCTACCGTTTCCGGTTCTCTTGTTTCTATTTCCGTTGTTTCCGGTTGTACCGTTTCTGTTGGTGTCTTTAACTCCGGTGTGGTCGTTTCTACTTTTGTTTCCGGCTCCTTTTGTCCGTCTGAATTGTCTTTCGGTATCAGCAAACCGATAAAAACAATTACAATCAGCCAAAACCACCACTTTTTCCATATTTTCTTAGAAGGGTTTACCCCCCCCCCAGAACTTTTGTTCGTTTTTTTGTTTTCTGCCATAGACTGCGCCTCCTCTATTGTTTTTCTGTATTATACCTCCTTCTTTGTCATTTGTCATTCGCATTTAATGTTATTTTTTCTATCGCCGGATTTTCTGTTAATTTTTCGGTGCATACAATTTCTAACATTTCGTTGCGTTCTCTGACGTTGATTATAGAAACAATCTGAAAATATCGGTCTTTGAATTTAATAAACATATCCGGCGTTACCTCTTTATGGTAACGCGTTGTTATTTTATATGTTAATTCCGGTCGTATTCTCTGCGCCTCTTGGTACTCTCTGCCTCTTGTTGGTTCAACACTCGCCCAAACTGTTTTTATTTCTTCTAAAACTTTTTCTGTTTGCAATAACTCGTTCTGTTTCTCGGTGTATCTGCAAAACGTAACTCTTTTATTTGTTCGTCCTATATCCATAATGCCACCTACTTATTTTGTAATTGCAGCATTAACGATTTTGTCATTTGGCTAAATTCTTCGCCAACTTTCCCGGCGGGTGTTCTATTTTCATACCAATAGGCAATTAGTAATTTTAAATACACCTTTTCAAGTTCATAAGTTATTGTGTTTCCTTTTTCGTCTTTTTCCGGGTATTCTTTGCCGGTTGCATTTTTCAAATACTCTACTGCTGCCGTAATAAGCATTTGCAATAACTGATCGTCCTCCTCAATGTCAACGCGCAAATACTCTTTTACCTCTTGTAAATCAATCATAGTTACACCTGCCTTTAAAGCGGCGGTTTCCCGCCGCCCTTATTGCTGTTATTTATTCTGTGCCGCTGTCTGCTGCGCCATAAAATCAGCTACTACCGCGCTTTTTTCATCGCTTGCGGTTGTTGTCATTGTGTACCCTAATTTGGTACCTAATGCAATGATATTTTCGCGTGACATTTTTTCAATTTCTGCCTGCGTGTAAGTTTTTGTTTCTTCGGCTGCTGACTGTGCGGCGGTCTGCTGTACGTCTGTTGTTGTCTTAATTGTATGCTCTGCCATGACGATCGCCTCCTCGTCGATTGCTTTAATATCCAAACGCTCGCGTACCTTGATGCCGGTCTGATCTGTTTCCCACAATTTGCCCGCGCTACTTGAAATGTCGATTGTCAATGTTTCGCGATCGAAAATTGTAATCGCCTCTTTTAAGTCGCCGCATACAATCGGCACTTTGTAACCTCCGTCGGTTGTTTTGCTTGGCATTGTTCTATTGCTTACCTTTTTAATTGGATATTTGCCAAATAACAGCGTGCTTGTTGGCTTTGTTGGATCCGGCTGTAAAATATATTTGCCGTCCTTATCCTTTAAGCTGTCAAGCCAATTATAACCGTCCTGATTTGTCACAACTCCCGCGGTTAATGCGATTGCCGGATCAAGTAAAATATTGAAAATCTTTTTAAGATCGTCTAAGCTGTCTACCGCTACCTCCGCATCTGCTGTAATTTCTCTTATTTTGGCAACAATCAAGAAATTTCGTGTTGCCTTCGCCTTCTTTGCGATCCACTTTTTCAGATACGAAATAATATTTTCGGCTGTGTCGTCTAAAAGTTCCTGCGTGATCTTTAAGATGCCGCCCTTCTTTTTTACCTTGTAATCTACTTTTTCAAACTGTGGTGTTGAAACGTCCGGAAACTCTGCCGCCTCGTCGATGTTATCAAACGGTGTCTGATCTGCGTAACGTTCAATTACCCTGCTGCCGCTTAATGTCTTTACCGGTTCCACATTTACAAGCGTTTCTAATGCGTCCTCTGATCTTCTCAATTCCTTAATAGCGGTTTTAATATCCTTTGGTACTGTTAAACCGCCGTCCTCGTCCTTTCCTTCGTTCATGGAATTAAGGATCTCTTTATCTTCTGTTGATAATTCGCCCTTTCCTACGGCTGCCTTAATTGCGTTTACAAATGCGCCTGCGATATTCTTCGCCTTGTCCGCGATTGTCTTAGCTGCGCCTGCTGCCGCCTTTTCTCCCATTCCTTCTGTTTTTGTCACGTCAAGATCATAGACAAGATCGAACTGCGCCTGCAGTTTCTTTAATTCTTCCTTTGCGGTTGCCGCATCTTCAATTTTTCCCGCCTTGCAAAGATCCTTTACTTCCTGCTTTTTTGCGTTGATGCTATCAAGCATTTTCTTTAATTCTTCGTTCATGTGTGAGTATCCTCCTTGTTTTTTTTGTAAAAAATAGAACTTAGATTAACTCTAAGTCCTCTAAAATCTCGGCTGTTTTTTGTTTTACGTCGTTTTCCGGTACCTTTGGTGTTTCCGGTTGTGTTGCATCTTTTAATTTTTCTGCTACCCTCTCCGCTAAATCATCAATATTGATCTGCTGTTGTGGCTGTTCCTTTAGCTTGTCCGGCAAATGGTTATATTTATCAAAATATTCACTTTTGCAGGCTGTTGCTTGGCTTTTTTCTGATACTTCTATATCGAAAAATTCCTGCCATTCTTTGCCGTTTTTCCATGTTTCGGCATTTATTAAACTGTCTATTTCTTCCGCTGTTACGCCCTCTTTGGTGTGTTGCATATAGGTATTTAATATAACCTTTTGGCAACCGTCCAAAATATCAGCCTCTTTTCTCATATCGTCTGCATTTCCCCATGTAACGCTACTTGGTTTATGGATCATCATTTGCGCATTTTCCGGTATGATAATTTTATCGCCTGCCATTGCTATAACGCTTGCTATGCTCGCCGCCAAACCCTCGACATATACGGTTATTTCTGCATCGTACCGCTTTAGAATATTATAAATAGCAATACCACCAAATACCGAACCGCCCCCGCTGTTAATATGCACATTTATTTTAGATACACCTTCGAGCTGATCTAAAAAGTCCTGTACGTCTTTTGGTGCTTTATCTTCCGGGTAATACTTTTGCCATTCCCCTAAACTCTCGCTGTTAATATCTCCAAAAAAGCAAAGATCCGCGGTTGTTTCTGTTTGGTTTTTAATCTCAATGCTGCCTACTGTTCTTTCCTTGTTGTACTTATCCTTTTTTTGTAACTCTAAGATTTTAGCCATTGTCGCCTCCTCCTTCCTTTTTTTCTTCTATGCCAATTTGCGCAACCTTTATATAATTACCGTTACAAATCAATTCATCGCCGCCTTCTTTTCGTGGCTTATTCATATATGATCTTGCCTCGTTTGGTGTATATATGCCGTTCTGCACATATCCGGTTAAAATTGTTGCTTGGCTCTTTGCGTCGGTACGCAAAATAACATTCTCGTTAAACTTGTAATACTTTCCTTGCCGTCTATCGCTCGGCTCTAATAGTTTGTAATCTAATTCCTCCTCATACTGCTTTAAAATAAATAATTCTGTATCAATATAAAAAGAAATGTTTTGCATTTCACTATTAGCGTAACTGCTTTTTTCATAGTCATTTATTTGATTTGGTTTTATGCCAAATGCGCCCGCAATTTGTAGCGCGCTATACTTCTTTAACTCAAAAAATTGACTATCCGTTAATTTGATGTTTAGCGGCTCTATTTTCATTCCGATCGGTATCGGGATAAATTTACCCGCGTTATTTGCGCCGTTTGCGTATTCTTCCAATCTTGCGATTAACGCTTTTTCCAACTTTGGCGACATATCGCCGGTGTACTGTAATACTGCGCGCGCTGTTAAACCGCCTTTATAAAGGTTGTTCAAAAAGTTTTGACTTTCAAGCCCGCCTTCTATGGTCGCTTTTAATATTTCTCTTACCGGTGCGCCACTATATCCGTCAAATGTCATTGATGTTTTAAAATGCAGTACATCGCCCGAAGGGAAAATATAACTTTCGCCGCTGTATTTATCTGTGTACCAATAGTAAATATCGCCGCTATCGCCAAATACGCCCTTGTCGTCAATCACTATTGTTGTATCTGCCGAAGGCATGATCCACAAATCCTTTATTTCTATTTCGCCGCCGTACATCATGCGGTTAAATTCGCGCCGGATCCACACATAGGCATTACCGTAATGATTTCTATTATTTTCAACCGTCGCCCAAAACGTCGAAGGTGTCATTTGCGGGTTTGGTCTTGTTTTTAATATCTCATACGCTTTGTTTGTTTCTGCCTCCTCTACGCCTCTATCTGTTTGCTGATAGAATTTTATAGGCATTTTCGCCAACGTTTCGGATAACATTTTAAGGCAGGTAAAATAAGTTACTTCGCTTAAAACCTTTTTAGGCGTTCTCGAAATTCCTAACCATTCTAATAGCTTTTCATCGTCTGCGCCTGCTGCCGGTCTTGCTGCTCTGTAAATCATATTTTTTATTTTTTCAAATAGTTTCAATCTTCTTTCACACCTGCCTTTTCAAACATTTTTAAATACGCCTCTATGCTCTGATCTGTCGTGATTTCCTCAACCTCTACGCCCATAGCCAATTTATGCGCGTCTATAATTGCATCGCATGGATCAATTCGTACTTTTTGCAGCATTTTATCTATTTTAATTTCGCCAAAACTGTTTGGCTCTGACAAAATAGCATCATTCATAGATCTTGTTAATAGCTTGTTTTTCTTGTCGTATTCCACATTATGCGCCTTTACTTCTAGTTGAAAATCTATTGTTGCATCGTTTAAGCTGCGTGCGCTCTGTTTGATTTCCACCAAATCGCACCCGAAATCTTCAAGATCTAACAAAAATGCGCTTGCATTATGCGGATCGTAACCGATTGCCGTTAAATCTATATCGTATTTATCAATAATATTGTGTAAATGCGCTAATATAGTTTTGTAATCGGTTTTTATGCCGCCTGCTGCCGTTGTTACCGTTAAAAGCCCCTCTTTTTGCCAAATGATGTACGGCGCGTTGTCCTCTTTGTCCATGTGTTCTTGCATACGCCTTTGAGGTATAAACGAATGGGAATAAATATAATATTTTTTATCCCCGGTATTTGGATCCTCGTATGGGAATATTAACGCAAGTGACGTTAAATCGCCGCCGCTTGATAAATCTAAGCCGCATATTGCTTTTTTTCCTCTGAAATCCTCTAACGTCCTATTGCTGCCGCATTTTTCCCATTCCGCAAGGTCTATAAAAGCGGTTTCTGCATTTGTAACCCATATATTTAGGGATTTTGTCAAAAAATCCCTCATTTCCTCGCCGCCCATTGATTTAGCTTTCTTTGCATCTTCCTGCATCTGTGAAAGCAATTCGGGATCATTTCCTGTCAATGGGCAACATTTGATCCAATTTTTCGGGTTCCAAATGTCGTCGTTTACGTCCATTTGGGCGATATAAATAAATTGCCGGTCGTTTACGTCAATTCCTCGTAAAACCCTCCGGCAATATTTGTATAATTCATAACATGGGGCGTTTAAATTAAAACCTGCCGTTGTTATGACTGATATTAACGATTGTTTTAGCTTTCGTGTACCGCCTTTTAACAGCTTGTACATTTGGTTATCTTTGTGCGCGTGGTACTCGTCTACAATGCCTAAATACGGTCGGAAACCGTCTATTGATTTTGTATCACGCCCCAATGCGCGTATAGTAGCATTGGTTATTTTCGCGGTAATCTCGCTTTTATAATCCTTTATTTCAAACAATTCTAGCAGGTCTGCATCTGCATTTATGAATTTTGATATTTCATTTAATACAATCCTTGCTTGATCTTGCTTTGTCGCTGTGCAATAGATTTGTGCGTAATTGTAGTTATCAAAATTACTACACTTAATACCCAATATTGCATTTAAAACACTTTTACCCTGCTGCCTCGCCACTTGCACATAACTATCAGTAAAACGACGTTTCCCGGTTTCTTTATGAACCCAACCGAAAAGGGAACCTAAAATAAACTCTTGGAACCCGGCGCAGGTAAACGTCTGATCGCCCTCGCCCTCTGCTATGGTTAGCTTGTTTGCAAGTTCTATTATGTCCTCTGCTTTTTCCGGATCAAAAATATATGGAAAATCCGAATCGTTCTTTTCTGATCTTTTCAGATCGTTTAAATGACGTTTGAACGCAAGCCGCGCATCTTCTCCAAACTCTTTCTTGTTTTTTAGGTTTTTTTCTGCAAATCGTGATATTCGATCGTTTGTTTTTAAAATCCTACTCATATTACTGTGCGTGTTTCATAAACTTATTTGCAGGTTTTTCTTCTTTTTCTTTCGGTATCACTAATTTGCACCTGCTCGAAATCGTTAATCCTAATTCTTTCGCGTTTTCGTTGCAGGCTTTCATAAGCCTATTTTGTATTTTAGAAAGATAGTTATATTGTGCGTATTGTTCCGAAATCTGTACATCTGCCGGTACCATGCTTTTTTTATCCGGCGTAAATTTGATTTTCTGCAACTGCTTTGTAACTTTGATATACTCGCTTTCGGCTTTAATATATCGTGCCAATACGTCACAATCTAAGTTAGTCATAATTTTTAAATCAACTAACTGTTTTGCTAATTCGTCGAACTTTTCCTTCTCTTTTTTTAATAAAAAATCGGGTGGTTTTACCTTATCTGCGGGGGCTGTGATCTCTGCGTTTTTTCTCTCTACATATTCCGCAATAGTCAAGTGTTTTCGCCCTTTTGCCGCTATTAGGTCAACCGGTTCTCTTGGTCTTGCCATTATCCTGCAACCCCCTTTTCAAAAAATCTCATTTAGGGAGTTTTTGCGCGAATTTAGGGGGGCTGCGGTCTTGGCAGGAACGGTTCAAAACTTTTTTGCACCCCCTACCCCGCAAGCCTCTTTTTATACTCGCTTATGCACTCCCTTAACGTTTGTTGCATCTGTGCCTTCTTTATCTCGTCTTTGTATGCCTTGCTTATCATGCTGTGTGTTGCCTCTGATATACTTATAAGGTTATCTAAGTCACAACGCCTCGAATAATCCTCCATTAACTCAACAATATGATGTACTGTATCAGCCGGTACAACCCTGCCTTCCGTGATGTATAAATATATATCTATGCCGGTATCTCTTGCCAATACTCTAGCGCGCGTTGCCTTCCATTCGCTGCTATTATAAAAAGCCTTTGCCGTTTGGTTTCTGCAATGTGCATCATATTCCTTGTGCCGTTCCCGGTTCTCCGCTGTCTTGTTTACGGTGTGTTCTTTACAATACCGCACACCCTGCGGCACCAACTTATTACAGCCGTTTCTATTGCAATACTTTAATAACGCCATTCTTTCGCACCTCCGGGCATAAAAATAAAGCGGCTATTTCTGTTTGGAAAATGCCGCTTTTAAATCGTTGGTTTTTGAATTGTAAATATCTTAACATAGTTAAACGGACTTGTGAAGGGTGTTAAATCGGGCGTGTTGTCAAGTGCCTCATTTACCTGCTGCCGCCCGCCGCCTATACTGCATCGGATCCGAAAAGAAATATAGCCATATCGCGCACAAGTGCGTTTTTATAATTCCTTACGGTCTTTTCGTTTAGGTTCTCATTATATCCCTGCTGCCCGCCTAAAATATCCGCTATTTCCTCGAATGTATAAACCTCCTCTACCTGTTTGCCATTCTCTACCGTTTTCTTTCGCTGTAAATAGCGCATTTCAATTACTTCATAACCCTTTTTGCCTTCAATCTTTTTTAAAGCCTTTTCTATGCGCTCTACATCGTTTTTACTGCGGTTATATGACGCTATTCTGTCCTCTAATAGCTGATCTTCGTCCGGCTTGTCAACCTTGTTTTTCTGATACCTTACAATGCTACCCGATGTTGATTTTTGGATCATTGCTAAATATCCTTCTTCGTCCGCAACGTGTTCCTTTAAAATGTTGAAACAATAAAGAATTTTCTCGGTATTCTTAAACGCCTCGTCTTTCATAGCTTTTTGACGCTCCAACCATGAAATACTATTCATTTTTTTAAATACCTCGTCGATTGTTACCGCTATTGTTTCTTTAATTTCTTTTGCTACCGCCATTTTTAACCTTCCTCCACTTCTCCGAAATATTTTATATACTTGTCCGGCTCGTTTTCGCCGATCCACTTTTTAACCTCTTTTTGGCTTGGCACCTCTAACGTGTTCTCATTTATATTGCGAAAAAATACAACTCCTTTTTTCGTTATGTAAATTTCCTGTACCTTGTATTTGAACGCGTTTACCACGTCGCATATCTTTGTTGCTGTATTAGTATCAAAAAGCCTTGTTACCTCTTTTGCTTTACCGTCTATCATGGTTTGATATGTTAATATCGCTTTCAATCTGCATTACCTCGCTTTCCTGCTGCCTCTGCTGCGCTATTACCTTTGTTTGAAATACCTGCAATGCTTCGTATTGTCGGCGGTGTTTTTTTTTTTTTCTTATAAACGCCCTCGCCGCCTCTTTTAATGCTGTCGCCC